TCTTTAAAACCTTTTTGTTTAGCATAATACAATAGTTCAGCATAAAATTTTTGTTTATCATCTGTCTTAACTTTCATTTTAGGAAGTTCAATTAATCTACCTTGTTGTATCAATATAGCCTGTTCTTTTTTGGTAGGTATAAAACTACAGTTAGGACATTCTGGTTGTTCTTTAGAAGGTTTATAAACTGTATCACATTGAACACACGTAAATGGTTGTTTCTCAATTGGTTCAATTTTCTTTTTTTCTTTTTCTTTAATTTTAGATACGGTCAATTGCCAATCTGGTACATCTTCTGGAAACCCATGCTCATATACACATCCAGAATGATCTATGATAAGTGTATCTTTTTTATTTTCAGCAGGTCTTAATGCTCTACCAACCATTTGCAGATACATAGAATAAGATTTAGTGGGCCTTGCTATAATTACACATGATATTTTAGGTTGATCCCAACCTTCTGTTAGTACCATGCAATTAGATAAAACTTTTATTTTATCATCTTGTAAATCTTGTAATACTTTTTCACGTTCTATTTCTGGCATCTCACCATCTATGTGACCCGCAGGAATACCATTTTGTTTAAATATATTTGTAATGTATTTAGAATGTTTAATAGACGTACCAAACACAACAGTAGGTCTATTCTCACCATACTTGATCCAATGAGTTACAATATCACCAACTAATTTAGGTGTATTCATTCTAGTGTCTAATGCTTTTTTTTCATAGTCACCTGCCATAATACGAATGTTTTGTAAATCTGGTATTGATGGGGCAACTATTCTATTAGGTACTAAGTAACCTTTTTCAGTTAGTTCTTTAATCGTACCACAATTGACTAATTCCTGATAAATATTACCAAGACCACGCCCATCATTTCTACATGGTGTTGCAGTTAAACCAATTACCCATGCTTCTGGATATGTATTAATTAAATCTTGGAATGATTTAGATGTACTTCTGTGGGCCTCATCCAATATAATTACATCAGCTTGTGGTTTAACAAAATCATCATTGTCTTTTCTTGCTGAAAATGTTTGAACACTTGCTACCTGTACATCAGAATAAATACTACCAGACTTACCTGCCATAATAACTCCATGTTTAATTTCAAAGTCAGCAAGTTTTCTACTACATTGCATAACAAGTTCACGTCTGTGCGCCACAAACATTCCAAATCTATTATTTTTAACCAAGCCCTCCATCATAGAACAAGCAATAACTGTTTTACCGCTACCTGTAGGGGCAACTAATAATATTCTTTTTTTACCTTCTCTAAAATGTTGTCGTATATCTTCAATTGCTTTTTTTTGATAATCTCTCAATAAGTTCATTAATATCTTCTCCATATATCGTTTAGTTGAAACATAACTTCGTTTAAATTTTCTGGTGGTACACATGAGTTTGCAAATTCAATAGCTTCACCTTTTGCATAGTCATAACTTTCACCACGTTTTTTTATAGCTATTAAAATTTTAACTAACTGTGCATGACGTTCACCTGCATTGATACCGTAACGAAGTGTGCCTGTGTATTTACCTTTATAAGTTGATGGTGTGTAATCCATCTTAATAGTTTTTTGCTCTGGCCTTTTTAATTCCAAACCTTCTTTAATTTCTTTCATAGTGTAAGGCATATCAGTTGTACATTGAATTATTTTTACAGGATATGGATTTTTTTTATGATGATAAAAACCTGCAACTCTCATAATTCTAGGCAAATCTTTTACAACAGGGTCAGAATTAAATTTAGATGCCAATGCTTGTTGATACAAAGTAAAACTTTCTAAAGGCATATCTTTTACTAACCAATAACAATGGTATTTTTTTGGCGAAGTATTTACAATTAGATTAGGTGGAATATTAAAACTATCTGGTAGTGGTGTACCATCTAAATCTATAAACACAGCCCTAATCTTTTGTATGTTTTTAGTTGTACGACCAAGACCATTAGTTTCATTTACTGTAAAATATATACCCGCACCTTTACTGTTAAGTTCAGCCAATTCGTGAAAGTGTACTTTTATACTTCCGTGCAATTGTTTTATTAATCTTTTGTTTAGGCCCTTATCATCAAATGTTTGGAATGAATGATGTTTACCAAAATAATCAAGAAACATACTGTAATGAGAATTTTCGTTAAAACTACTCACAACGATAACCCAAAACTAAATAACCCAGTTTAGTATAATGACCTGCTCTCATATCATCAGTTTCTTCTCTGTATTCTAATTTTTTTAAAATAGCATTGCCATATTTAAAACAATCTACGTTTTCTTTTTTAGGCATTGTTATTTCAGTTAGATTGCAAGTAGCGCAAGTTAAAATAAAAAATATTATTTTTGTCACTTGCTCTCCTCTAAACTTTCTTCCCCCCATCTAATTTTAGCACCTAACTTACCTGCTACTACTTTTTTTTTTCTTTTTTTAATTTGTTCCTTACGTTCAGCTTCAGCTTGAATACATATTAAATATTTTTTATTATCTTTACCTTTTACTTCTTCAAATAAATGTTTAATTTTTGGTAAAATTTTTTCAATTTTTTGTAATCTACATCCACACATTTTAGCAATTGTTTCATTATCAAAAGGTATTTGATATCCCCTCCATGCATGGCAAAATAATAAAATATATGCACCTTGTTCTTCTAAAGATAGTTTCAATCTATTTGGGTCACTTATCCAATCACTTGCATAAAATTGAAACGCAGGTGATTGTTCGTCTGTCATTGATTTTCTCATACTATAAATTCCTTGAGTTTAGTTAATTTTGTTTTAAACCAAAAAGAAATGGGTGTCAATAGGGGTATCTTGTGTGCAGTTGGAAATGAAGGTGAAGATGAAGGTGAAGGTGAAGGGCTATTTTTTGCCATTAGCAAAACGATAGCACTTTTTAGCAGAACTATAGCGGTGCTATAGCGGTGCTATAAAAAATTGTTGAAAAATAAAGGGGTATGAGGCGGAAAACTAAACTTAGAGAGAGAAAGAAAAAACCGCCCCATACAAAAGGTATATTTTTACGCTAAATTGTGGATGCGCTACGCCTACCTTACAGGCGCAATTTGTAAATCTGGTCTAATATATTCTATATCAAAATCACCAAGTTTTGCAATCTGATATGCTCTAAAAGGTGGTATTACTTTCCATTTAGATACAGCAGGATGTGAAATACCCAACATTCTAGCTAAATTTTTACCACCGTATTGATTAACGATTTCTTTTTTTCGTTCCATTGCTATTTTAAGATTGCTCATAATACATATTTTTTATTCTCAATAGATATTTCATTTGTTCTTCAGTATCTATTAATTCTTTTGTGGTTGATAATATAGCTTCAGCTTTGTTAGTGTGTTGAGGAATTACAGATGACTTATCTATATTTACAACATCTTTTTCTAATCTTTTAGCTTTAGCCTCAAGTTCATTTATTAGTTCTGGTAGTATTGTAGCCATGCATAAACTTATACATTTTTATTAACATATGTCAATTTATTTGACTTTGGTTAATTACTGTGAAATAACCACATCCAATCAATAATAAATATACAAAAAAGGACAAAAATATGACAAGTATAATAGCAGGTAGTGGAGATGCACCACGTTATCCAAGTGTATCAGTTGGCGTACATAAAGCCAGATGTGTAAAGATCATTGATCTAGGTACACAAAAATCAGATTTTAACGGTGAGATTAGTTGGAAACGTCAAGTTCTAATTATCTTTGAAACACCAGAAGAACTGAATAGTGAAGGACAACCATTAACAATCAGTAAATTCTATACGTTATCATTACATGAAAAATCTAATCTTGGTAATGATTTAACATCATGGAGAGGTAGAGCATTTAGTGAAGCAGAAAAACAATCATTTGATATTTCTAAATTACTTGGTGTACCTTGTTTATTGAATGTTATGGATAAGAATGGGAAACCAAGAATATCATCTATAATGCCAATGAAAAAAGGTGATCCAATTGCTGAACAAATTACTCAAGGAGTAGTGTTTAGTTTAGAGGATTTTCAAAATGGTAAAAAAGAAGTTTTTAATAATCTATCTGAAGGTATTAGAAACATTATTTTAAGATCAAAAGAGTTGGAAGGCATGAACCAAGATCAAGGTGATGAGGGTAATGGTGCAAGTGTCGGTGATAGTCCAATCCCATTTTAATGATTATAACTAATAACTCAAACTTACCAAAAGTAATTGAACGGGCTGTAAAAAATGACCCCTATGATAGTAGTGGGTCAGACATCTCTACTACCCGTTTGATTGCACCCCCTAGAATTAGGGTCTTGCAAATGAGAAATAATGATTTGATTAAAGAAGATGTGTCTGATCGTATATTTTCTTTATTGGGCCAATCAGTTCACCACATTATAGAACGAGCAAAAGTTGCTAGTGATATAGCTGAACGTAGATTGTACTATAAAGATGATAACATCACTAACGGTTGGACATTATCGGGTGCTTTTGATTTGCTTACAGGTGACGGTAAACTTATAGATTTTAAAGTTACTTCAGCTTGGTCAGCATTAGATGCTTTAACAAATGGTAAAATTGAATGGGAACAACAATTGAATGTTCTTGATTTCTTATGTCGTAAAAACCAAAAAGATTTAACTAAATACAAAAAAGAATTAAAAGTTAAATCATTGTCTATCATGGCTATACTACGAGATTGGTCTAAATTAAGAGTAATGCAATCAGACAACTATCCTAGAAAACAAGTTGTTATGATACCTATACGTAGGTGGTCAGATCAACAACAGGAAGACTATGTTAAAGCTAGAATAAAACTACACCAAGACGCAGAGAAGATGAAAGAACTACCTTTATGTACAGCTAAAGAAAGATGGCGTAAAGAAGATCAGTTTGCTGTTATGAAGGATGGTAGAAAATCTGCTTGGCGTTTATTTCCTACAAAAGAACAAGCTAAACAATTTATCGTTGGTGAAAAAATGGTAGAAGGTAAAGGCTGTGCAATTGTAGAACGTAAAGGTGAAGATGTAAGATGTCAGCACTATTGTAGTGTCAATGAATTTTGCTCTCACTACATGGATGTATCATTCTAATGAGTGTATATAAAAAACAAATAGGCGGTGACCATTACAAAAAAATGGTCATCCAACCTGCTAAATTTATTAATGCTAATAAACTTCTTTACGCAGAAGGTGCGGCCATCAAATACATATGTAGGCATGGCTCAAAAGGGGGTCTAGAAGACATAAAGAAGGCCATACAGTACCTTGAAATGATTAAGGCTAGGGATTACTCCAAAAAGAAAAAATAATACCAATTAACCTCTTATTCTGATAAAATAGCAGGTTATGGATTACAGATTTACAGCAATATTAATAATACTTATGTGTTTATTGGCTTTTTTAGGAGGCCCAGCGACATGATTGATAGGTTTTTATTAAAATTTTTTGGCGGTCTGGATAATATATTTTCATTTTTAGAAACATACTCAATTAAATTTTCTGTTTGGTTATGGCAATCAAGAGTAAAAATATTAAGAAGAAAGAGAAAAAAAAAATGAGAGATACAAAAGTATTAGAGCAATTTAAAAAGCATACAGAAAAAAAACTTAAAGAGATGAATGTATTTAAACTTTTAAAAAAAGAAGTAGATCATGGTGCTAATGGTACACAAAATTATGTAATTAAAAAAGGTATTAATAAAGGTAAAATTGCTAAATGAAACGACAACACAACACAGCTATGATTGCTTTACTTGGTACAATTCTTTTAGGTTTATCTACTTATGTATTGATAACTATTGTAGAATTACAAGTTCATGTTGGTATGCTTACTGAAGAAATAATGTCTGTAGATAAACAAATAGGTAGAATTTATAATCATATGGATAGGTTAGCTAATGACTAAATTTTTACTTATATTACAAATGTGTTCTGGCATAAATGGTGAATGTACACAACCAATTCAGTACCAAAAATTGTTTAATAATTATGCAGAATGTGCTATATACGGCTATTCAGCAAGTGTTGAATATTTAGGAAAGACAAATTTTAATATGATTAATGAACATAAATTACACGTTAGATTTTGGTGCAAAGAGGGTAAAGATGCGTAAGAAAAAAATAGTAAAAAAAACTCCTGTATCTGCATCACATAAAATGATTGCTTTCAAACTAGATGAAGTAAAAGAATTAGTATTAAAAAACTCAAAAGACATAGAAGATTTAAAGGCCCAAGTAAATATGGGTAAAGGTGGCATAAAAGCTATATTTGCAATTGGTTCATTAGTTGCTATTATATTAGGAACAGGAAAGTTTTTTAAATTCTGGGGATAATTTATGTGGTTAAATGCAATATCATTAGCACTAAAAGCTGGTACTCACATATACAAAAATAAACAACAAACTAAAATGCTTATGTCAGATGCTCAAATGCGTCATGCAGAAGCTATGGCAAAAGGTGAAAAACAATACGAAGGCAAATTGTTAGAGGCCCGTCAATCGGACTGGAAAGATGAGGCGGTTCTTATAATTCTAAGTTTGCCCGTGTTGGTACTTGCGTGGGCCGTGATATCGGATGATCCTACAGCAATGGATAAAGTTCAATTGTTTTTTGATATGTTCTCACAGCTTCCGTCATGGTTCACTAATCTTTGGA